CATTCTTTCCGAACCCAGTCGCCAAGAACAAGACTCAGGGTGAAACGATAGCCTGGGTCAAGAAAATGGGGTTTGGAACCCCCAGGTTTGATTACTCAAACGACAAAGAATTCATCTCCTCCCTCACCCAGTGTATTAATTATTTAAATTTTGACATCCCTAGAAGACAAAGAGTAAACACAGAACTAATAATAGCTCAAGCTATAGTTGAAAGTGACTATGGACGATCTAGGTTCGCGCGCGAGGGACATAATTTATTTGGTATAAGAGTGTGGTCAAAAGAGGGTATGTTACCCTATAAACAACCAGATTCTATTGATTGGCGGGTAAGGATATTTAAGAATAAATGCGAATCCGTTAAATATTACATAGAGATATTAAACACTAAAAGAGTATATGCAGAGTTTAGAAAAGTTAGAGAAATAACAGTTAATAGAGATCCTATAGCATTAGCTAAAACACTAGATAATTTTTCTACAAATAAAGAGTATGAAAAACATGTAATTCAGGTTATAAGAGATTTAAGAAATGACAGAAATAAAAAATAATTGCGAAATATTCCCTTTATTTCCTACGCCTATTTATTTCTCTAAATTAAATAGAGAACTTACACATGAAGAATTATTAATTATTAATAAAACAAAATTAGATGTTTATAAAAATGAAGGAAATACGACTTCTAATGAAAATTATATTTTAAATAATAAATCATTTAAAAATTTAAAAGAAGAATTAGATTTAAAAGTACAAGATTATTTTAATAAAATAATTTGTCCAGCAGGCAGCATAACACCTTATATTACACAGTCTTGGATAAACTTTACCGAAAAAAATCAATATCACCATAAACATAGTCATAATAATTCATTTATATCAGGTGTATTTTATATTAATTGTGATGAAAAATTTGATAAAATTTATTTTAATAAAAGAGATTATGAAAGGATATCACCAAAAGTAAAAGAATACAATGTTTTTAATTCATCATCTTGGTGGTTTTCAGTTAAGACTGGAAATATTATATTATTTCCATCTTCATTGGAACACAAAGTTGAAACTAAAGAAACAGATAATACTAGAATTAGTCTAGCTTTTAATGTTTTTATTAAGGGTAAAATTGGTGATAATAAAAGACTAGATGAACTTATATTATGAAACTAAGTGAAAATTTTACATTAGATGAATTAACAAAGTCTCAAGAGGCTACTCGTTTAGGAATTCCAAATGTTCCTGATAATGAACATATAAATAATTTAACATTACTTTGTAAAAATATTCTTCAACCATTAAGAAATCATTTTAAAATGCCAGTATCTATTTCATCTGGTTATAGATCAGCAGCACTTTGTGAAGCTATAGGTTCATCAAGCAAAAGCCAACACACGAAAGGTCAAGCCGCAGATTTTGAGATCTTTGGTGTTGCCAATAAAGATTTAGCAGATTTTATTATTAAAAACTTAAACTATGATCAGTGTATTCTTGAGTTTTGGAATGAAAATGAACCTAATTCTGGATGGGTGCATTGTAGTTTTAATTCTTCTGGAAATAGAAAACAGTTCTTGAAAGCCGAGAAACTTAATGGTAGAGTTGTTTATACAGTGTTAGAATAATATGCCAATTGGAAGATCATCAATGCCACAACAAATAGATGGCAAACTAAGAGGTGCAAAACCCTCAAGAGCGATGTTAACTTATCGCAAAAAGAAGAAAAACATTAATAAAAAAGCCTAGTTCTAGACTATACAAGTTTAATTTGATAATATCCTTTTGATTAATCAAATAGGATCTCTATGACAAAACTATGTCCAAGAGGCAAAGCGGCCGCTAAAAAAAAGTTTAAGGTTTATCCTTCAGCTTACGCTAATGCCTATGCGTCAAAAATATGCGCTGGTAAAATAAAAGATCCATCAGGAACTAAAAGAAAAGATTGGGGTCCTAAATCAATGAAAGAAGGATCTATGGTAAAAGTTAAAAAATTTAGTGGTGGTGCTTTAACAACTACATCACCCCAAGGACCAACATTGCCTGAAGAAGAAGGTTTTTTAAGAGGTGTTTCACCTTACTTAGAAAAATCAGGAGAAGGTCAAGAAGGTGCTTATTCAAAAATTTCAAGAGAAAGAGCAGGAGTAGATTTTGATACAAAAATTGGAAACATTGGACTAGGTGTTTCAAAATCAACAACTTCAAATGTTGGTGGTCCAGATTTTATTCAAAAAAATATTGGTGCGACTTATAATAAACAACTTCCAGTAGGAGAAAATAGTACAGTTGATTTATACGGTGGTTATGGAAAACAATCATCTCAAGTTGAAGGATTTGATGAAAGTAAAAGAAAAATGGGAACTTACAATGTAGGTGCAAGATATTCCTATAGATTTGGTCAAGGTAAAATGTCAGGTGGGATGGCAAATGAAGGAAGATTCAAATATGTTAAAGGTGGTTTTGAAGAAGGAAACTATCAAGACTATGTTGATGAACTTATCAAATGAGTTTAGATAAGTGGTTTAAAGAAGATTGGGTGGATATTGGTTCGCCTAAAAAGGGTGGTGGCTACGAAAAATGTGGAAGAAAATCTGCAGATGGTTCTAGTCGCGCTTATCCTAAATGTGTACCAGCAGCAAAAGCCGCTAGTATGACAGAGAGCCAACGGAGATCAGCAGTCATCCGTAAAAGAGCTGCAGGTAATGTTGGACCGAAACCAACTAATGTTAAAACAATAAAAGCTAGTGAGGGAAAAATGTTAAAAGGAAAACAAAAAAATATAGATGTTAATAAAGATGGAAAAATTACAGGAGAAGATTTTTCTATGTTAAAGAAAAGCAAAAAAGTAAGAATGCAGAAAAAAGATGCTATGGGCGAATCACCTGAAGGTATGGTTGATGGTGGTATGTCTATTACTAGAGGACAAAATAAAAACGTTCAAGCTAAATTAGTAACTTTTAAAGGTGTATTTTAATGAGTAAATATTCAAAAATGCTTTCAATGAAAAATGGAAGTAATATGAGAATTAAAAAAGCATCGGTTGGTATGTTTGCAAGACTTTTAGGAATGGGTGCAAAAAAAGGTGTTGAAATGATTGGTGTTTCTAAGAAAGCTATTCAAGAAGGCGCTGCAAAAGCTGCAAGACCAGAAAAATTTAGAAAAGCATCTGAGGCTGACCAAAAAGGAAATAAAGAAATGTTAAAAAATTTAAGACTGAAAGATTTTGAATAATGACTACTTCAGGCACTACAACATTTGATTTAGATATAGAAGAAGTAATAGAAGAAGCATACGAAAGATGCCAATCATCAACTACTTCTGGATATGCATTACGTAGTGCAAGAAGATCATTAAATTTATTATTTTCTGAGTGGGGTAATAGAGGGGTTCATCTTTGGAAAGTTGAATTACAAACAGCTGCTTTAGTTTATGGTCAAGCAGAATATACAACTCCACAAGCAACTAACGATGTACTAGAAGCTTACGTATCTTCTTCAAATACTACTGCACAAAATACAAATGATGTGTCTTTAGATAAAATAAGTAGATCAGCTTACGCAGATTTGCCTAATAAAGGTCAAATAGGACAGCCTTCACAATATTATGTGGATAGACAAACAAACCCTAAAATATACTTATATTTAACACCTGACTTATCAAATTATACATATTTAAAATATTATGTAATTAAAAGAATTCAAGATGCTGGAAGTTACACAAATACTCCAGATGTTCCATATAGATTTTTACCATGTATGGTTTCAGGACTTGCTTATTATTTATCTATGAAGATTAATCCAAAATTAACTGAACAGTTAAGATTGTATTATGAAGATGAATTACAAAGAGCTTTAACTGAAGATGGTCAAAGAACATCTGTATTTATATCACCACAAGCTTACTATGGGAATTTATTATAATGGCTAATTTTTCAAGAGGTAAATTTTCACAATCGATATCAGATAGGTCTGGTCAAGCATTTCCATATCAACAAATGGTTAAGGAATGGAATGGTTCATTAGTTCATGTTTCTGAATACGAACCTAAACATCCACAACTTGATCCTAAACACCATAAAGCTGATGCACAAGCTTTAAAAAACACACGCGCGCAGGATTTTAGTTTTACTTCTGGTGGTAATGGTGAAGCTATTGCTAATTTAACTTTACCTGGTTCATTTGCTTATAATTCTAATGGTATGCAACCTTTAGATCCATCTTTCCAAAACTCTCAAAGAACATTTGGAATTTATACAGGTCAAGTAACTATAGTGATATCATAATGGCTATAACATACGCAGCATTTTTAACTCAAATTCGAAACTACACTGAAGTAGATAGTAATGTTTTAACAGATTCTTTAATTGATCAATTTATTAGAAATACTGAATTAGATTTAGCAGATAAAGTAGACTATGATGATTTAAGAAAATATGCAGATTCAACATTTACTGCTAATAATAAATACCTTTCAGTTCCGGCAGATTGTTTAATTCCAAGAGCTTTGTTTGTTGCAACATCTGGAACAACAGCAACAGGAACAGTTGTTTACCTTGAAAAAAGAGATCAAACATTTATGAGGGAATATAATAATACAGGATCTACTGGTACTCCAAAATATTGGGCTAATTGGGATGATTTCACTGTAATTGTTGCACCTAGGCCATCAAGTGCATTTCCTGTGCAATTAGAGTATATTAAAGATCCCCCTCATTTTACTTCAACAAACAGTACTTATATTTCAACTTATTTTGAAAACATATTATTATACGGAGTATTAGGAGAAGCTTTTTCATATCTAAAAGGTCCTATGGATATGTACAATCTTTATAAAACAAAGTATGATGAGGAATTACAAACTTTTGCTCTTCAACAAATGGGTAGAAGACGCAGAGGTGAGTATGATGATGGTGTACCAAGAATTAAAATTAATTCACCATCACCAAGAAGTATTGAACCATAATTTAAGGAGAAAACATGGCTATAACAACAAACGCAATTGCGAATTCGTTCAAAGGACAAATCCTAAGAGCAATTCACAATTTCACAGCATCGACTGGTAATACATTCAAACTTGCAATGTATCAAACAGATGCAACATTAGGTGCATCAACAACATCTTATACATCTTCACAAGAAGTATCATCTTCAGGATATACTGCTGGTGGAAAAGCATTAGTTAATTCTGGTGTTAAAGTATCAGGTGCTGTAGCAATTACAAATTTTGCAAACGTATCTTTTACAGGTGTAACTTTGACAGCTCA